TCTGCTTGAGTCTCATTACATTCGGAGCCCAGAATAGCAACGCCGTCAACAGACATCGCATCAAACGGACCCTCCATGACAAGAACAAACTTGCTAGTAGCCAACTGCTCATCCACATTAAAGACAAAATTAGGCTCATAACTGTTGTGGTACTTGGGCTTGACGTTATCGTCCCAGGTTCTTGCTGTGTATCCAATTGTCTGTCCTTTCCACTTAAACGGAATGATTATTCGTTTATGTAGGCTGTATGCTTCG